GGCCACCGAGGAATACGGCGCGGCTTTTTTTGCCAACGGTGCCAATCCGGGCGGTGTACTGGAGCATCCCGGTGTTTTGAAGGAGCCGTCCAAGCTGCGGGATAGCTGGAACGATTTGTACCGGGGCAGCGGCAACGCCTCCCGGATTGCCGTTTTGGAGGAGGGTATCAAATATAAGCAAATCTCCATTCCCCCGGAACAGGCACAATTTCTGCAAACCCGCAAATACCAATTAAACGAAATCGCCCGAATTTTCCGAATCCCGCCGCACATGATTGGGGATTTGGAAAAAAGTTCTTTTTCCAATATTGAACAACAGTCCCTTGAATTTGTCAAATATACCCTTGACCCGTGGGTGGTGCGCTGGGAGCAATCCATGCAGCGCGCTTTGTTTTTGCCCTCGGAACAGCGGGATTATTTCATCAAATTCAACGTCAACGGTCTGCTCCGGGGCGATTACAAAAGCCGCATGGAGGGCTACTCCACCGGGCGGCAGAACGGTTGGCTGTCGGCAAACGATATCCGGGAGATGGAGGACATGGACAAAATCCCGGCCGCCGAGGGCGGCGAACTTTACCTCGTCAACGGCAACATGATTCCGCTGACAGGGACAAATCGGAAGGAGGAAGACAATGCGTAAATTTTGGAATTGGGTGAAAAACGAGGACGGACGCATCTTGTTCTTGAACGGCCCCATCGCCGAGGAAACGTGGTGGGGCGACGAGGTGACACCCAAAATGTTCAAAGACGAGCTGGCGTCGGATGCCGGCCCGGTCACAGTCTGGATAAACAGTCCGGGCGGGGATGTGTTCGCCGCCGCGCAAATCTACAATATGTTGATGGAGTATTCCGGCACGGTTACCGTCAAGATTGACGGCATCGCCGCCAGTGCCGCCTCGGTCATTGCAATGGCCGGGGGCGAGGTGCTGGTTTCCCCGGTCAGCATGATTATGGTGCATAATCCCAGCACATTCGCTATGGGCGATTCTGAGGAAATGCTCCGGGCAAAAGCCCTGCTGGACGAAGTCAAAGAGAGCATCATCAACGCTTATGAGCTGCGGACATCTCTTTCACGGGCAAAACTGTCCCAGCTTATGGATGCCGAAACGTGGATGAACGCACACAAGGCGGTGGAACTCGGCTTTGCCGACAAAATCATGTATACAGAGGCACAGCCGCAGGATTTATCTGAAGGGCTTATCTTCAGCCGGTCGGCTGTCACCGCATCGCTACTCAGCAAATTCCCAAGAAAACCCACAGGCATACAGATTGAGTCGCTGGAAAAGCGGCTCAATTTGTTATCCAACAAAAATTAAGGAGGAAATTTTACCATGAGCAAGATTTTGGAACTGCGCGAAAAACGCGCCAAAGCATGGGACGCCGCCAAAGCGTTCCTCGATTCCAAGCGGGGCGGGGACGGTTTTGTATCTGCCGAGGACAACGCTGCCTACGAAAAAATGGAGGCCGATGTGGTCGCGCTCGGCAAAGAGGTGGAACGGTTGGAGCGTCAGGCCGTGATCGACCTTGAGATGGCGGCGGTCACCTCCGCGCCGATCACCGGGCGGCCCCATGCGCCGGGAAGCCCGGAAAAGACCGGCAGGGCCGCCGATGAGTACAATTCGGCATTCTGGAAGAATATGCGCGACAAGGCCCCGGCCCTTGAGGTGGTTAACGCGCTCAAGATCGGCACCGATGCCGATGGCGGTTACCTCGTCCCGGACGAGTACGAACGCACACTCGTCCAGGCTTTGGAACAGGAAAACATATTCCGCGCCCTCGCCAAAGTCATCACCACTTCTTCCGGGGATCGGAAAATCCCGGTCGCGGCTACCAAAGGCACCGCAAGCTGGATCGATGAGGAGGGCGCGATCCCGGAGAGCGGGGACAAATTTGGGCAGATATCCATCGGGGCGTACAAGCTGGGAACGATGATCAAGGTTTCCGAAGAACTCCTCTATGACAGCGTTTTCAATGTGGAAAGCTATATCGCCACGGAGTTTGCGCGGCGGATCGGCAACAAAGAGGAGGAGGCATTTTTTATCGGGGACGGCTCCGGCAAACCCACCGGCATCTTTGCCGCCGCAGGCGGGGCGCAGGTCGGAGTCACCACGGCGGCTGCCGCCGCCATCACGCTGGACGAGGTTATGGATTTATTCTACAGCCTCAATTCGCCATACCGCAACAAGGCCACCTTCGTTATGAATGACAGCACCGTCAAGATGATCCGCAAGCTGAAGGACAGCACCGGGCAATTCCTGTGGCAGCCTTCCGTCAAGGAAGGGACGCCGGACACCATCCTCAACCGTCCGATCAGAACCTCGGCCTATGTTCCCGCCGCTACCATTGGGAACGCCGCCATCGCTTTCGGTGACTTTAGCTATTATTGGGTGGCTGATAGGCAGGGGCGTGTGTTTAAGCGTTTGATTGAACTGTACGCCGCCAGCGGTCAGGTGGGCTTCCTTGCCACCCAGCGGGTGGATGGCAAGCTGATTCTGCCCGAAGCGATCAAGATTCTCAAAATGAAAGCATCGTAATTTGGAAGGGGGGCGGCGGCGATGACAGCCAAAGAGAAAGTGTTACTCCAAAAAGTGAAATCCAACCTGATCCTCCAGCACGATCAGGATGATGCCCTGTTGCTGGGCCACATTGCCGCCGCCGTCTCCTATGCCGAAACCTACCAACACAGGCCGGGGGATCATTACAAAAAAGCAATAATGGCTCCCACTACAGAACAGGCCGTGATTATGCTGTCGAGCCATTTTTACGAATCGCGGGATGGATCAACCGGCGGCTTCTTCGGGGACAACACAAACGCGGCGGCGCAAGTATGGAACACCGTCAATATGCTCCTGCGTCTTGAAAGGCTGGTGTCGCTGTGAGTTTTGGGAAACTTACTTCTATTATAACAATTGTGTCAACTACCCCAAGAAAAGACGCCGAGGGCTTTGCTATAAACGGTGACACCATCCTCGCCAACGTCCGGGTCTACAAAGAGGATCGCCACGGAAACACAGCATGGAAGAACCGGGCGGCGTTCTCTACGGCCACATCCTTGTTCCGCTTCCGAGTGATCCCCGACCTGACCGTCACCCCGGCGATGGTGATTATTTGCAACGGTGAGCGTTTCAATATTTTGTCAGTAGAGGACATAAAAGGGCGTCATATGTATATTGAGACGCTTACGGAAAGGGTGACTTCTTGTGGCTCGGTGTGAAGTGAAAATGCCGGAATCGTTCTTACAGGCCGTCTCCAAACTGGCTGACAGAACGGATGACATTGTTCCCCGCGTTCTGGAGGCCGGAGGTAAGATCGTGCTGGCGAAGGTTCGCGGTAAACTCCGTGCGTCCATCGGCAGAGGTCTCAAGTATAAGGGCCGCTCCTCCGGCCAGCTTGCCGCCGCGCTGGGCCTTTCCCCTGCAAGGCTGGACAGAAACGGAAATCATGACGTAAAAGTGGGGTTTGTGGAAAATCGGCGCGGTAAAAAGATCAGTAATGCCATGTTAGCCAATGTGCTGGAGCATGGGAAGCACGGCCAGCCGCCTAAACCGTTCTTAAAACCCGCGAAATCCTCCAGTAAGGCGGCCTGTATCGAGGCGATGAAAGCCAAACTGGAGGATGAAATCAACAAAATATAGCGTTTTAGTGTTCGACGGCTTCCGCGATTGCCTTTGTTTGATGTATTGTTCCCCAAGGATGGTTCGGTGGCGCATAAATGGAGTATAATTTCAGCGGTTTATTGCCTGTGTTTGTCACATTATGCCATGTGCCGGCCGGTATGAAAATGGCAAAATCATCATAAGCGGGCTGCCTGAAATAGAGATTGTCTCTGCTGTTGCCCATTTGCACCAAGGCATGACCGTCCTCAATGCGGAGGAATTGATCGACATTCGGGTGAACTTCTAAACCAATATCCTTCCCCACAGGAATGGTCATCAGCGTCAACTGCAAATGGTTTCCTGTCCATAAAGCGGTTCGGAATGTATCATTATTCATCGTGGCTTTATGAATATCCACAACAAACGGGTTCGGGCCGTAATCCGAAACAGCCGCATACTGGCGCGGCGGCACATATGCGTTATTTCCACTATATTGATTGTACAAGTCAAGCAACCCCTTTTTCTGTTTTAATAACATTATATGGGGTATTACTTGCAAGGTTACTTGAACGGGGGGTTGATGGTGCTTTGAGCATTCTGGAGGAACTGAACAATCTTATTGACGGCTGCGGTTTCCCTGTGGAAACCGGGGTGTTCAGCGGGGCGGCCCCAGACGCTTATGTGGTGATCACGCCGCTGTCGGATACGTTTGGGGCTTTTGCCGACAATCGTCCACAGGCCGAGACTCAGGAGGCGCGGCTCTCCCTATATGACAAGGGGAACTATACCGCAAAGAAAAACACCATCGTCCGCGCTCTGTTGGGTGCGGATTTTATCATCACCGACCGCCGGTTTATTGAGCGCGAGGATGATACCGGATACTTCCATTATTCCGTTGATGCGGCAAAAATCTATGAAATGGAGTGAACAATTGTGGCAACAATCGGGCTTGACCAGCTTTATTACGCAAAAATCACAGAAGGTACGAACGGCTCCGAAACCTATGCCAAGCCGAAACTTCTGGCAAAAGCCATGAAAGTGGATTTGTCCATCGAATTGTCTGAGGCGATTTTATACGCCGATGACTCTGCCGCCGAGGTGGTAAAGGATTTTAAATCGGGGAAATTATCCCTCGGCATTGACGACATCGGGCGCACCACCGCCGAAGAACTGACCGGGGCCGCTACCGATGACAACGGGGTACTGATTTCCTCCGGCGAAGATATCGGCTCCGCAGTGGCCGTGGGTTTCCGGGCGCAGAAAGCAAATGGAAAACATCGTTATTTTTGGCTGTATCGTGTCAAATTTGGTGTCCCGGCCACCAACCTCCAAACCAAAGGGGACAGCATATCC